ACATTAAGATTTTCCTCCTTTAAACGATTTATTATACTTACTATTCCGCGTTTATATCATCAGCGATTAAGGTACGCTGAACGAACCTAACAGCCGTGTTAGTAGCAGTGACTTCATAGAGACCTACAAAGTCGCCGACCTCTACGTCCGAAATGTCACCGCCAGACACATATGTAGAAATGCCGGTAATAAGGGTTCCAACATTTGGAGTTGGAAGGGATGTGCTGGATACCTTAACAGCGAAGTGATTACCAGAATCAGCAGAGCCTGAGATAGTTGCTGAGGTAGAACCAACTTCAGCGCCTGGACCCCAGGAAGCTGAAATAGTAGGAGCAGGTGTTGTAGCATCCCCAGTTGCAGATGGCATTTTAACTTCTTCAAACCAGGTACCTATTGCAACCTCGTTAGCATCAGTGCTATCTGCATCAACTTCGTACTTCCAAACTCTCTTAGTAACACCAGTTGCAACCTCCACAGGGTAGTTAAGTTTTACGAACTGACCTCTTATTGTATCAGACTGAAAATTGATGCTATCAGCCTTAGTCTCATTATTGTCCTCAGGGTCCGCGAAACGGCCTTTGTACAGCCATACATATCTGTACTTACCATTAGACTTTAGTGTTCTAAAACCAATTGCAACCCAAGGTGGCGTATCATTATCCGCATACACTACACCGCCATTGGCGTCAATTGTGTGCCCAAGTAAGTCAGCTTTATTCTGAGACGTTAAGGCGTTCTTTTGAATTTCAACGTCTATATTACCTAAGGTAGAAGCTGTTTCACCAGGGCCATCATCATAGAATGCTGTCGCCAATGAAGCATTAGGGTTGATGTTAATATGCATTACACCAGGTGCAGGTGTTATTTCATCATACACTGGAGCTGCCGTAGGGGTATCTTCTGTAGTCATCTTTGCATACACAAGATTGTCACAACCTATTCTCATTGCCATAGTTCAAATCCTCCTATTCAATAGTAGTTGTTATGCCTATATTAAAGGCATAGTAGACTCGGTTATTTTCATCGCGTCTCATTAAGAATGGAGGCTGACGCAGGTATACCTGACCCCAACGGGTTGGAGTTAAATCTACTCTACCGTCATCATCTTGTTCTTCCTGAAATGCTTTAAAAATATTAACCGCTTTTTGCCTCGCTTCATCGGCGTCAGGGTCTCTTACTAGTACCTGTACAGACCGATGAACTGCAGGGTCATATAAAGATGCAGGGTAACCGCTATACTCATGCAGAGCTACTAGAGAATCGGGTGCTTCTGGAGTAAAGTCACGAAAAGCATCTGTACCATCTGCTATGACAATTTGCTTAGCTATAAGAAATGATACAATGTCAAGTAACAATGGCTTATTCATTAGCGACCCCCTTTCTAATCACTCATGCCTGCTAGCGATTCCTTTGCATATTTAAACACAGTTCTCTTAAAGTTTTTATCAGCGTATTCTCTTACTGGGTCCTCTAGGAACTTAGCTTTGCCTACGGGGTGAAACACATCTAAATTCTCATGCACTGCCACCATGTAAGATGATGCTGGTTTACCAGTAACAGGATTTATAGGGTTACCATTACCGCCATACCCTAATAATGCTTCATAGGCCCAAGTTGTAGCGGCTGTATCCGTTCTACGTGTTACTTCATAAAAAGCACTAGCTAGTAATGTCTCAGTCAATTTAGGTACTTGACGCTTACTTTCGTCCATTATCTCTTTAGCGGCAACCTCAGTAGCTTTCTTAGTACCGCTGCCAAGGTTCCTTATAGCAAACTCACACGTAGCAGCAAATGTATTTATGTCCTGTCTACTAAATGAAAATTCTGCAAAACCACGCACTAGAGATACACCACCTTAAGATCTACACCGCCGTTTCTATAAAAGTAGCCGATAGATTTAATCTCTGACTCACGTCCCTCGAACACTACATTGTCGAGTTCTTTAATAGAAGAGTTACCATCGACGTACAGTTGCTTTGTAGATACTACTTCTTTTCCTTGAGCATCTTTCACAACTTTCACAGAACCTTCTGCGTAGCATAAACCAGACTCATTAGCCGCAAACTGTTTAGTACCGGTACCGCTGCGGCCAATGCAAGGCCTAAAAACAAACGGTAAATTCATCCAAGCTTTTAAGCTCTTAAACATTACTATCACCGCCTGTTGGCCAAGGTGGATTGCTATGCATACCTTTATGGAATACCTTGGGATAATTATATACTGGTACTGATATGCCAGTAATTGCAAGCTTAGACTTATATGAATTAGCCTGGTCCCTAAAGAACTTTAAGCGCTCTGTCGGGTCCTCAGACTGTGGTCCAAGACTTCGCTTTATATCGCGGGCAAACAGCGTAGCAGTACGAACAAAAGTATTGTATAGTAGTAAGTTGCGATTATTACCATATTCAGTAATAAGATAGTCTAATTCTTCGTCCTGCATAATAGGCTCAGATTGGTTGGTATCTCCGATTATAAATCTCAATTCATCCATTGGACTACTAGCTGGATTTCCAGAATAACTCCAAGACATCTTATCACCTCCTATTTAGTAGTAACTTTTGCAACCTTTGCTTCAGCCTTTGCTTCAGCCTTTGCTTCAGCCTTTGCTTCAGC